CATTAAGATTTCTTCGTGCAACTCACGGGGTTTTGGCTCTTACAAGATCAGGTGGTCTTAGATATGAATCCGCTATTACACCAGATGGAATTATAGCCGAACGACTACTAGGTAAAATCTTGCTTACCCAACGTGTAACCATTGGCGATGATGATGGGATATGGCTTACAGAAGGTCCAAAAACGACGATTACAGATCGTCTTGGCCGTGTAGCTATGAAGATAGGGCTATATGAAGAAAATCCCGATTTATTCGGAATTCTTATTAATCGATACATATCAAATGATTCAGACGCTAGGGCTATAAATAAAATTATAATGAATTCAGAAGATGGATTTAAAATACAACAATGGAACGGTATCGAATATAAAGATAAGTTTTATGTCGATAATGATGGACTGCTATATTCAGAAGATATGACAACAAAAAGATTGAAGATAGTTGGAGATTCCAATGAATTACTACTAGATAGTTATACAAAATTTATGGATATAGGCAAGTTTGAAAACATTGTTACTGATGGAAAACTTACTGCCATTGAAAAACTACAAGTACTTGGTGAAAAAGAGAGAATTCAATCTGAATATCAAAAGCTTTTAGCGCAGGCTCAAGCTTATGCTTCAACAACCCGTGATAATACCATTCGTATTGATCCGACAAATTATACAAATGCATATAATGCATTAATGGCCTATCTTTCGCCTTTGTTAAGTAATATGGATGAAACGTCGGAAATTGATCGTAATGAATTTATAAATAAATTCAAAAACTATTATGATGAAACAGTCAATATTATCAATGCTATAAATGACTCAATTAAGTATTCATCAGTGCAGTTCGGTGCTTATTTTAATAATGTGATTATAGATTATGCAAACGGTATTATTGCAACTCGAAGCGATAATATGTATCGCTCTATTATGAGTGGTACAAGAGGTTTTGTAGTTCAACAAAATGTAGGTACTGCTCAATCGCCTAATTGGAAAGATGTATTTTGGGCAGACTTAGATGGGACAGTACATGCTCAAGATATTGATATAGCAAACAGTTTCTTTGTCAATGGTGAAATAAGCGGTTCAAGAATTACATTAAGAAATGCTGGCGGAGTAATGAAATTAGATCCAGCATACGGATTTTGGGCTGGGAGCGAACTTTTCGGTGATGCTATTGCCTCAATTGCTATGGACGGCACAGCAACATTTAAGAAACTTATTGTTAAAGATGGCGACAATAATTTATTGATTGACAGTGAAAATAAAATAATTAACTTTGGCGGATTTGATGCTATTGGCGCTGGACGTATCGAAGCACAACTAATTAGTGCGAACTTTGTTGCTACTGATGTTGGGTTCATTAGTGATTTAACTGCTAGTAGATTGTCTACACTCACAAATGCTTCTTTAATGGATTGGTCGAATTATATTGTTATAAAAGAAAATATAGCCCAATGGATTACAGGCAAAGTTTCAGGTTCAGGCACTCATGTTGAATTACCTGATGGAAGAAAATTATATTGGGTTGAATCATCTCAAAAAGGTTTGATAACAACAGAAGAAACTCCGTGGCCTGTAATGAAATATGAGATGGATGAAAAAGTAAAAATGGAGTTGAAATTTGAGGGTTCTGGTCTTGAGGCTTTTCCTTCAATTTACTTAGGATTAGGAGACGGATCGACTACACTTTCAGGTAAAGCAATAATATCTAAACCAGCAGAAGGGCTTGAAATAAAATCATTCGCAAGATCAATTGGTACTGAACGTTCTATATATTTCCTTGACGAAGGAGTTAAGGTTTACGTACATTATGGAGTTATAGAATTAGAACATGATAGTGGAACGAAATTTGTTATCACACAAAATGGAAATGATATTACAATGATACATAAAACTTCTGGATCAATTACTATCAACACGAGCGGAATGACAGCTAATATAAATGGAAATATAAACTTAACAGCTTCAGGATCAATAAATATTACAGGTACTCAGTATAATTTCACGTAATAAGGTAGACATTTCCTCCAATATTTAATATAATTAAACTAAAAATATAAAAACGGAGGAAATATAATGAGAGAAAAATTGAAGCTTTTTGTTGCTTTTCTTTGTGGAGCCATCTTTTTTAGCGGTATTTCTTATGCTGCAAATAATTTGAATGCATCAATCATTGATTTAAAAATTGTTGTAAATGGACAAGAAAAAGTATTATCTGAAAAACCTGTAGTAATTAATAGTAGAACATATCTGCCTGTACGCGATATTGGAACTATCACCGGATATGATGTGTCTTATCAAAAAGGGGTTATTTCTTTGAATAATACGAATTCTACAAGTGAAAATTTTAATGAAGATCAGAATCAATCTTCTTTCGAATTTCAAAAACTGCCCATTACAATTAGCAAAAATGGAATTATTGTTACTGTAAATTCGGTTTCTCTTGGCGAAAATTCAACCGATTTTAATATTACAGTTGAAAATAATTCTGACAAGGATATTGAAGTTAATTATCGCAGTACTGTTTTAGGAGCTAATTATAAAGTGTCTGGTAAACAATATCAAACTTTCGGTACTATATCTGGAGAAAACGAGTTCTCCAAACCTGTTAAAGCTGGATCGACTGTAACAGGAATTATTAGAAAAGGTAAAGTAGAAGATGGTACAGAAAATCTTCTCTTTCACTTACTGATCAATGGTGAAGGGTTTTCTTTCTATATTGATACAAAGGGATATTTTAATTAACTATCGACCAATGTGCGGGCATTATTTTATGATAATGCTCGCACATTTTTTCCCAAAATCTTGATTTTTAAATACCCAATAATGTAACTTAAAGTTGGGAGGATTAATAGTGCAGTAGTTCTAGATGTTTATTATACTCAGTCGCCGTAAAACCCCTGCGTTTACGCATGGGGATATAAGGCGACAGTAAAAATAGTTCTAAAAAAATGTTAGATAAACTTGACATTTCTATCATCAAAATGGTATATTAATCATAGAGGTGATAGATATGCCAAGAACAGTAGATTCGAACCACAACATTGTTTATGATTGCAAATATCATGTGGTGTTTTGTCCTAAATATCGAAGAAAAGTCCTAATTAATGATGTTGAAAATCGCGTAAAAGAACTTTTTATCGAAAAGAGTAAAGAATTAAAAAGTGAAATAATCGAAATGGAAATCATGCCAGATCATGTTCATCTGCTAATTAAATGCGATCCGCAATTTGGTATTCATAAAGTAGTTAAGCACTTAAAGGGATATACTTCAAGGATACTAAGGCAAGAGTTCAAGCATCTCAAAAGTCGTTTACCTTCTATGTGGACAAATTCATATTTTGTTGCTACTGTAGGTTCTATTTCGTTGGATGTTGTTAAACAATATATTAAAAATCAAAAAGAAAGAGGTGAATAAACAAGTGGCAACATTCCATAAGGCATTTAAATTCCGAATCTACCCAAATAAAGAACAACAAGTTTTAATTAACAAAACAATTGGATGTTGCCGTTTTGTTTATAATCACTTTCTTTCTAAGCGCAAAGAATTGTACGAGAAAGAACAAAAAACACTAAATTATAATGCTTGCTCTGCTGAACTTACACAATTAAAGAAAGAACTGTTGTGGCTAAAAGAAGTTGATTCAACAGCATTACAAACATCTTTGAAGGACTTAGATTCTGCATATCAGAAGTTCTTTAAAGAAAAGAAAGGCTATCCCAAATTCAAGTCAAAGAAAAATCCGGTTCAATCATATACTTCTAAAATGAACATCAAAGTATCTGATAATCATATTCAACTTCCCAAACTTGGACTTGTGAGATACGCTAAGTCTCGTGATATTGAAGGTAAAATCATTAAGGCAACAGTTAGACGTAATCCAAGTGGAAAATATTTTGTATCTATTTGTTGTGAAGTTGAAATTGAGCAATTACCACAAACAAGTAATCAAGTTGGCATTGATCTTGGAATTAAATCATTTGCTACACTATCAACTGGTGAAGAAATTGTTAATCCGAAATATTTAAACAAATATCTCAAACAATTAAAATATTGGCAACGAAAACTGTCTCGTCGTCAAAAAGGAAGCAAAAATAGAGAAAAGGCAAGATTAAAAGTAGTGCGAATCCATGAAAAAATTGCTAACTGTCGTGCAGACTTTTTACATAAACTATCTTCAAGGATGATTCACGAAAACCAAGTAATCGCCATTGAAGATTTAAATGTAAAAGGTATGTTACAGAATGGCAGATTGGCGAGGAATATTGGAGATGCTTCATGGAGCGAATTTGTAAGACAATTAGAATACAAGGCGCAATGGTATGGAAGGGAAGTAAAGAAAATAAACCGATTCTTTGCTTCTAGTCAAATATGTAGTGAATGTGGATATAAAAATGAGCAAGTTAAAGATTTAAGTATTAGGGAATGGATTTGTGCTAAATGTGGTACGATTCATGATAGGGATGTAAATGCAGCGAAAAATATATTGAAATATGCTGTTTAAATATATGAACCGTGGGACACACGGGGATAGCTTGGTAAATTTCTCTTTAGTGGAGATTACCCAAGAATCCCCTGCCTTTAGGCATGGGGAGTGTCAAGCAAAAAATGGGGTGATATTATGCCCGGAATCGCGATTAATGGTTCAGAGATTGTTGAATCCATAAAACCAGATCACGTCACTTATGACATTTATGATTG